AGCATATCTCTTTTTTCATGGAAAATTTCTTTTCCATAATAAAAATATTCTCTTATTGCAGTTTCAATAATATCTACACATTGTGCTTCATGGGGCACAGATTTACTTTCCACACAAGTCATAAGCATTTTTTCTATTGAATCATGTTCTAAAGGACCTACGTAGGCTTCTATATCATCATCCCATCGCCAGGTCCTTTTTAAGAAAGATATATCATCAATATGAATAAATGGAATAGATTCAGCTTCCTTATCAGCCATAGTGTAAGTGATATCTACATCAGCAAGAACTCTTTGAATAGTTGTATGATTAAAGAAATCACACTCTGGAGACACTCCCATACAGTTATCATCTCCGTATGTCATCAATGCAACATGTTTTTTAAAATCTTTTGCATTACCCTTTCCACTTAACACTGCATAACAGTACCTCATGTACAAAGAGTTTGCTAAACCATTAATGATAACTGTCAAAGGATGGCCTGATGGATTGCTCCCATAAAATTCAATAAGGTCTCCATTAAAATCAATTAAAGGAAATGCCGTATCTTCAGCAATACCCCTAACAACCAAAAGATCATTATCAGTATACCCAGCTTCCTTACATATATCAAAAATGATATCAAAAGCGGCTAAAATAACAGTTGATGGCATACGCTTGTCAAATTTACCATAATCACCTGCTATCATACGATCATCTCCAAATTTTGTAATATATTGTCGGATTTCCTCCCACTCGAGGGATTGTGCAATGGTACCAGGACCTGATTCGAACACGAATCGCTTATTTTGTATAAGTCTAATGATAGACAATAAATACTTTCTTACCACAATGGTCCAATCAACAGGCGCACCAGTAAATACACGCGTTTTCTTTGCTTTAATCTTTTTAAAAGATGTTGCTTCATCCTTAAGATGTCCGCAAAAATTAGGCATAACTCGTCTACCATTATGGTAAGTCTTAATAATTGTATCAACTCTCTCCATGATTTCATCATTAAACTCAACTGGATCAGCCAAATCACCCACTGGAGCAATAGCATTCATAAAAAACTTTTTGGAACATTTCCATGGATTACCAGCACTGGTGTTTCTATTAATTTTATCCACATATGCAACTCCTGGAGCACCATTAATAGCTGTCATATTGTCGTAAACTTGCACCATCTCTATATCATTCTTATTCAAGGTGGAAAAAATATCATCCTTAAAATCTTTAACACATTGATTTAATATATCCATAGATAACTTAGTTACAGGTTTGACCATATCTGACATTGCTATATACCAAGGCTCCCAACCTGACATAACAGGTGCCCAACTTTTCAATTCATAACCATATTTCATCAATGAATCACATATAACTGTTTTAGCTACTCGCGATTTCATTGCTGGACGGAAACCTTGAAATGAGCCATAAACTCGTCCTGACCCATCTTGCGTATATCTAACTGGACTCTTCCTATGAAGATCACCCAAAACTCTGACTGCTGTTACCGATGAGAGCATGGGCTCACCACTTTGGATGCAGAATTTATCAGTCACCATCTCATTAATAATATCAACTGTTACGCGAGTTGCGCCTGAAATATTAGCCATACCACCTACAACATGGATA